GATTCTAATTCGCATTGTGGATTAGGAGAACAAGATGTAGGTGCTTTATTAGGTAGTCGAGGTGTACAAAATCATTGGAAAGGTAATTCACATTTATTGCAAGGTTTTGGTATCTTTCAACCACAATATGAAAAAGATAAACAGTATCAATTTCAAACGCATCCTCAATGGTTAATAGATAACGAAAATGATGAAGTAGGATTTGGTATAACTAGAGTATATCCATTACGTCAACAAGTTGCTGCAAGTGATCTGTATAATAATTATCTACCCTATTCTAAAGTATGGGCATATCCTAATAATTTTTATTCTCCAACTTCAAACGCATTAAAACCCCTTTTTGTATTTGATGCTGCTACAGAGGGAGCATATAGGGGTGGTTCGCATCCTCAACTCAATACGACAAATGGTAGTCAATACCCGTGGAGAGAAAGTAATACATTATTAGCTTCTATGTACGAAAAAGCAGGAGCAGATGAATCGAGCATGTCTAATGCAAATCATAGTGCAAGTAGTGATTATTGGAAACCACAGACAAATTATGCAGGTTCACATAATACTACATTTTATTCTGGCATATGGAATAGTTACAATAACTACAATGCAGGTCGAGGTCAATGGATAACAGGAAATACAAGTAATCCACACCCAAGAAGTACACTAAAGTCTTATACTAGACCACGAACTACATATCCGGGTACAACATATTGTTTGAGACTGCGAGGAAGACCTTATTTTCAACCTTTTTGGCAAAGATTTTATCCTCAACAAAGTACGTCAGGTAGTAATACAACTATTTTTAATAATGCTTTTGGTAGCTATCAATACCCTCAAAATGCTAATGGAAACGGAGATCCCTCTCAAGAAATAGTTAATAATGGTGGTTGGACAATAGCTATGGCATTTAGATTGCTTACAGGTAGAGGCACAACTAATACATGGACAAGACCTTTTATACTATGGGGAAGTGGGATAAATGAGTACGCAAATATAGGTTGGTACATATATAATCCTAATGGTTACAATGTATGGTATTGTGGTTCAATGTATTCTAGTCAATCTCAATATTCTAATCAATATGGTTATAACAGTTGGCCATCAGGACAAAGTGGATATGGCAGTCTTCAAGATATATGGTGGATTAGGGTTTTTTCTTTTAGTGGTTCTTATGCAAGAGCATCTAGTGCTTCTTCAGGAGGAGGGTCAGTTACAGGTAACGTATCTGAAATAATTAAAACTAGTGCAGCAGGTCAATTTAGCAATTTATCTAACTATACTAATCTAAGAAGTCAACAATATAATAATACATCAAATAATGCTAAGATTTCTTATGGCACTAATAGTAGCTATAGGTGGAGTCCACAATGGGGTCCATCATATTGGAATTATTGGTCAGGTATAAATAATGAGTGTTATGACTTGATGCATTTAAGCATGTATACGCATCCGATGTCAGACTCTAATAGAGAAGATTTGTGTGAAAACTTAGCAGCAGAATATATTGGAGGAGTTTAATGGCTCAACAAAATGAAACAGATATACCAAATCACAGTCAAATGCATGGTATAATTTGTCATAATTGCAGCTGTTCGTCTCATTGTGATATACAATGTCACAATCCTAATTGTACATGTTCATCTTGTGACTGCGAAAAATGTAGGAAATAATAAATGTCATTTGGTGCAGTAACATTTGGTCAAGACGCATTTTCTGCTCCGGGTGGTACAAGTATTATTGTAACTATTTCTGGAGTATCTGGATCTACTAACTTAGGAAATATATCTGTAGTTGGTAATGCTGTTACTTTAGTATCTGGAACAAATGCTACACGAATTGTAGGATCAATAGGATCTTTATCTATTGTTGGAACTGCAATTGTAACATTAGGTTCTGCATCAGGAACAACATCAGTAGGAACAGTTTTACCTGTAACATCAGCTGTAGTACCAACAACAGGATTATCTGCAACAACAGCAATTGGTACATTAGGTTTTTCTACAACAGGTAGTGTTACTTTAATAGGTGTACAAGGAATAACAACTGTTGGTAGCCTAAGTGTAGTATCCAATGCAAATATTAATGTATCTTCTCTTGTAACAACAACAACGATTGGTACAATAGCAGGAATAACAACAACTGCAAATGTTACACCTTCTTCTGTAGTAGGAACATTTACAGTTAATCCACCTAGTGTGACAACTATAACAAACATGGTATTAGGTGGACATGAACAAGCTGTTCAAGCTAATCTATCTTTAGGTACAACATCTGTTACTACACACAGTCAAGTAGAACCAGATAGTGTTACTTTAACAACATCAATTGGAAACTTAACACTTGTTGGTACTGCAAATGTTAGTATTGCAGCTTTTACAGGTAATAATCAAACAAGAGCTTTATCTGTATTAAATGCTCCTTCAGTAGAATCTGATGCTAATGTTGATATTACAAATGTAAGTTTTCTTGCAACAACTCAATTCAGTGGAGCATCAACAACAGTTAGTGCAGATGCTAATGTTTTATTAACAGATAATGTAGTTGCATCCTTTTTTGATTCTGCAAGGTATGATACTAATTTATATGGAACATTAGGATTATCAATAACAACATCTGTTAATGCTCCTACTATTATTGGTAATGCTGAATTTGAATTAGATTCTGTACAAGCAACTATAACATTTAATTCACCATCTGTTATTGGTAATGCTAATATAGATGCACCAGATTTTTCAATTACATCTTCTTTAGGTACTATTTCTATTGAAGGAACTGCAAGTTTAATATTACCAGATTTTGAAGCAACTACGTTTTTAGGTAATCTATCTGTTATAGGAACAGCTATAGTTAGCCTTAGTTCTGTTTCAATGCAATCAGTTGTAAATGATGAGTTAATATTAACAGTTGTTAGTGCTGAAGATTATAATAAAGATAGAACTGTATATGTAGATTTTAGAGATAATTTTATTAATAATGTAGTTAGTATTGAAGAAGAAGATAGAACTATTTATATACCTGAAAAACGACATGATGTAATGTCAAAAACATTATTAGCAGCATAAGGAAAAAGTATGTCTTATAAGTGGCCCAATAAAGATCCTGATGAATCTTTAGACTATAGTATAGATTGGTCTAGATTTTTAGGTGATCAAACAATATCTACTAATCCTAGAATTGCTTGGTTTATAGATGATGCAGACGGTGTTAAAACTCCTGCAACATTTAATCAAAATGTTACAGTTGATGGACTTATATCTAAAGGAGCATTTCAAACACAAACTAATACAGTTGCAACTATTAGATTAGAGGGTGGAACAGTTAATAAAACTTATAAGTTAACTTGTCGTATGACTTCTGCACCAAATGGTTTAATAGCAGAGAGAACTGTTAAACTAAGAATCAAGGAAAACTAATATGGCTTATAATTTTTTAGAGTTAGTGAATGAAATAAACAGAAGGTTAAATGAGGTTGAGTTAAATACTACAACTTTTCCTACTGCTACTGGATTTTATCAAACAGCAAAAGATGCAGTTAATTCTGCTATTAGGCATATAAATCATGAAGAGTATAACTGGCCTTGGAATCACAGAGAAGAAGAAGAAACATTAACTGCAGGTATAGCTAGATATCCGTATCCTGAAGATGTTAAATTAATTAATATGAATAGTTTTAGGATAAAGAAAAATACTACATTAAATGTAGATACAAGAAAGCTAACAATTATGGATTATCAAGAATATCTTGACAACCATGTTGATACCGAGTATAATAATAATACTACTATCAGATCTACTCCTAGATTTATAGTAAGAACTCCTAGCCAAGAATTTATATTTTTACCTAACCCTGATAAAGCTTATGAAGTTATCTATGAGTATTATCAAAATCCTGTTTCTCTATCTTTACATTCAGATGTGCCTTCAGTACCAAAAGAATTTCAACATGTTATAGTTGATGGTGCAATGTTTTATGCATATCAATTTAGAGGAGATGTTCAAGCATCACAATTATCTCAACAAAAGTTTGAACAGGGTATAAAGTATATGAGAAGTTTATATATTAACAGATATGACTATCTTAGATCTTCTATGATAGTATCTAATCATGGAGCAAGTAGTAATCCGAGGATAGCATAATGGCTACAGATTGGCAAACATTTCCTATAGAATTTAAAGGTGGTTTAATATCTAACCTTAGTCCATTGCAGCATGGTACAAATGCTGTAGGAAGTGCTACTATATTAGAAAACTTTGAACCTTCTCTTTCAGGTGGTTATACTAAAGTTAAAGGTTTTAATAAATTTAATAGTGGTTTAATTCCCATAAAGGCAGCAAACGGAACAACTGTTGGTAGTCCTAATAATAATCAAAAGAGAATACAAGCAGTTGCACTTGTTAGTAATAATTATACAGCTGTTGTAGTTCGTAATGGAAGTTATTATGTTGTTACTTCTGGAAATATTACTCAAGCACACAGTGCTTCAACAGCACATTGGAATGGTGATAGTGGAACAACTACAAGAAGTGATACATTAGGTGCTAAGGTAAGATTTGCTCATTATAATTTTGGATCAAGAGAAAAAACAATTTTTGTTGATGGGGTTAATGCACCTGCTATATATGATGGTAATAGTGCAGCTGCAAATTCTATTACATTTTCTAATGCAAGTTCTTCAGAATACAGTCCTGTTGTAGGTGCAAAATTTGTGTCGGTATTTAAGAATCATATTGTGATGGCTAGGAATACAGCAACCTCTAATGAAATTATTTTTGGTAAAGTAAATAGAGATAATTCTTTTTCGACTGATGCACTAGTTGTAAATGTAAAAGATACTATTACAGGTTTAATTGTTTTTAGAGAACAACTTATTGTCTTTACTAAAAATACTGTACAAAGATTTACAGGATCTACTACTGATATTAATAGTGCTAATGTATTTAAATTAAGTTCTATTACAGATGATATTGGTTGTATACAAGAAGATACGATTCAAGAGGTTGGTGGTGATATTTTATTTTTTGCACCTGATGGTATAAGATCTCTTGCAGCTACAGAAAAAATTGGAGACTTTGGACTAGAGGTAGCATCTAAACCAATTAAGAAAAATGTAGATACTTTGTCAGGAACTAGTTTTGATTCATTTGTTATACGTGAAAAGGGTCAGTATAGGGTCATAGCCTACAACCAAAGTTTTACTCCGTTAGATTCTGAAGGGCTAATAGCAACTAAATTTGTGGATCAGGGTGGTTCAGGTTTAGTTTGGGCGACAACAAAAGGTTTTAAATTGTTTTGTTCGGACTCTAGGTATTATGGTGGTGCAAATGCACAACAAGAATTAGTTCTCTTTGGGCATGAGGATGGGTATGTTTATCAAGCAGAGGTCACTAATGCTTTTGATGGTGCATCAATAAGAGGTATTTATGAGTCACCTTTTATGCCTATTAATGACCCTACAATTAGAAAAACATTTTATAAGTTAGGTTTGTATTTAGATCCTGAAGGTGCTATTAGTGCAGAGGTAAGTTTAAAATACGATCAAGGGGTTGCCAGTGTTATTCAACCAAATAAAATAGATATTGTAACAACTGGAACTGGTATAACTTTTTATAATAGTACACAATCTACATACGATACAGATGTATATAGTTCTGATTTTGATAAACTATATAATAATAATGTTGTAGGGTCTGGTAAGACTGTTGCAATAAGAATAGAAGAGGAATCAACAAATCCACCATTTAGATTAGATACTGCTGTTCTTGAATACAGCGTAGAGACAAGACAATAGAAAGGATACAGAATGGGTAATACATATCAAACTAGACAAGTGGTAGGCAATGTTGGTTTACCGGTTTCTGGTGGAATTATAAGAGAGGAGCATTTAAATAGCGAGTTTACTCAGATCATAAGTGCGTTTGACTCTACAAATGGACACATACACAATGGAACTGATAGTCCTAGAATAACTGAAATAGGCAGTGCAGGTCAAATAGATACAACTACAACAGCATTACATCCAGCTAATGCAACTATAGACCTTGGTTTAAATCAGGCTAATAATAGATTTAGAGATGCATTTTTAGATGGAACTGTTACAGCTTTAACTGCATTAAAATCACCTAAATTAGTTGACACAAATGCAAGAGATATTGTTATACTATCTCCAACATCTGTAGCAGTTAATCAACTTACTGTTGCTAATGCAGCTACAGGTGGAGATGTCACTATTTCTAGCACAGGTTCTGATACTAATGTTAGTATGGTACTTACACCTAAAGGCAGTGGTTTAGTTAAAATAGCTAAAGATGATCTAGCTATAGGTGGTACAGCAGTAACAACTTCAGCAGACGAGTTAAATATATTAGATGGAGATGTAACTAGTATAGGCACAACAGCAGTTGCAGGTGGTGATGGTATTATTACTAGTGATAATGGCACAATGAGATCTACATCTGTAGATACATTTGATACCTACTTATCACAGACACAAAAAGAGTTAACTAATAAAACTCTAACAAGTCCTGTAATAACAACACCTCAACTAAATGATTCAGCTGCTGATCATAAGTATATATTTGCAGTATCAGATTTAGCAGCTAATAGAACTGTTACACTTCCTTTATTGGGAGGTGATGATGAGTTTGTATTTAAAGATCATACACAAACATTAACCAATAAGACATTAACAACTACAAATAGTATTAATACAGGAACAGGATTTGTAGCAATTAAAAATGGGGGAGCTAGATCAGAGTTAAGACTTTACTGTGAGTCTAGTAATGCACACTACCTAGCACTACAAGCTCCTGCACATGGTACATTTGGTGGTAATCCAACTCTAACTTTTCCTACACCACCTCAAAGTGGTAGTGACACACTTGTATCTAAAACTTCTACTGATACATTAACTAATAAAACTGTAACTTCTTTGAAAGAAACTGCAGTTACAGATACAACAGCAACAGGAACTGAAACATTAGATTTATCTGCTTCAAATATCTTTATGTTAACTCTTACAGGAAATACTACTATTAATGTTAGCAATCCACCTACAGATGGTTCTGTATTAGGTTTTACAATAAAGATAAAAAATAACGCTTCTAATCCTTACAGTGTTACTTGGAATATTAGTGGGTTAAAATGGCAAGGTGGTCTAGCACCAGCAATGACAAACTCTACAAATGCAATAGATGTATTTACTTTTTTTACACAGTATGTTGGCAGTACTCAAGAATATTACGGATTTACAGCTGCTAAAAATATGGCTTAATAGGAAATAATATGACTTTATCTAGAAAACTTCAGACTAAAAATTCTTCTTCAGAAGAAACCGTTAGTGATTATTTTAGTTCAGATTCTTATGTAGGTAATGCACCTTCTTCTTATCCGGGCAGTGCTACTAGAATTGAATCTGGACATGGTGTTGATATAAGTGATCCACCAAATAGTTCAAGAATAAACAACGGTGCTGTTTGGATTTGTGATAATAGTGGTACAAATAGTGGTGGTCGTTGTTGGGCAAATATTTTTGAGAGTAGTACTAATAATTGGCCTAATGGTTATTACTATGGTAAACATACTGCTTTTCTTAATGGTACTCTAAGTTCTGCTCAATATGATGGTGGTCGTTGGTTACAACCTAGTCAAACAGGAAGTAGGCCGTACTGGACTGTTGGTGATGCAGCTACTAATACTAGGCAGGAATATAATAGAGAGCATTATAGATATAAAGCATTTACTTGGAAATGTCAAAAAAACTTTTTTGATGTTGTTACTTATACTGGTAATGATCAACAATCTAATACAATAAGTCATAATTTAGGATCTGTTCCCGGTGCAGTTATAATACACAAGACTGGATCATTTGGTGCAGGAAAAAATGAAACAGTAATTTGGCATAAAGATCAAAGCTATGCTTCAGTAAGTGGTCATCCTAACAGCTTAACAAGTGTTCAAAGTTATCAGATGGTACAAAAAGACAGTAGTAATTGGTATATTACTGAAGGTAATATGGCTGGTGTAAATGCAGGTCAAAACGCTGCTGGTGAACACTCTACAACTATGTGGGGTGCAAATCGTGGATCTATTGCAACAAGTTCAACTTTTAGGCCGGGGTATGATATTAATCGTAATGGTGTTAGTTATGTTGCTTATTTTTTCGCTGATAATAATTTTGCAGCACAAGAAGATAATCTAATAAAGTGTGGAACATTTAGTATTACTCAGGCTGAAAATGGACAAGGTAAATATCACGATATAGGATTTGAACCACAGCTTGTAATATGTTGGTTAGGTTATAATGGTTTTCAAACAGAAGCTACCACATTAGGAAATTCTGATTCCGAAGGTGTAAGAATAATTACTAATAAGGGTATGAAAGATGGAGCTAATGGTAATGGTTCTCAATACTATATAGCAATGGATGGTGGTAGAGATGAAAATGAAGAATTTATGATGTTTACTGCTAATGGAATTTATGCTGTACCGGGATATTCTTTAGCTAAATCTCAAGGTTCAATTACTGCTGAATGGAGATATATTGCAGTAAGAAAAGAAGATGCATTGAGGCCTGATGGAGTTTCTGGAGAACGAGAATTTAGCTATAAACAAAAGTCTACTATTGCAACTTTTAATGAACAATCTACAGATCATATTAATGGTAATGTAAGTGGGTGGGGAACAAACCTTTTAATATCCTCTAGAATATATCCTGCATACAGAACCATGTTGTTTTCAAGAGGACAGGTTAGTAGTCCTGATTATGCTTTTTATTTTGGTGAGAATGCAGGTACTCCTAGAAGAATACATTCAAGATCATTTGGTAATGGCTTTATTAGTTGTAATGGAGTGAATGTAAATCCTTATGGTACTGATGGTTCACAAAGTAATATAACAACAGGTGGTGGAACTTCTAAAAGAAACTGGTCATGGAGTGAAGGTTGGGGTGATACTCAAACTGGTAATCTAACTACAAATTCAAGTATTTATACATTTAGTCTTAGATCTACAAGAGGTGTATTCTCTCATAATTACTTTGCTTCTCCTACAATATTACTTACTGGTAGTTTACCCGGAACTGCTGGGACTCGTTTAACTGTTAAACATAACTTAGGTGCTGTACCTGAGATGTTTATTTATGCAGGAATTGGGCTACAAGCAGGAGGACGTTTGGGTTGTTATGTTTGGCATAAAGATGCAGGTTCAATATTATCAGGAAGTTTCAACTATCCAATGATACCTTTTGATAGAAGTCATATTTATGGAACTGGTGAGGGTACTCCTATTGAACAAAATGGAATGTTTGATAATCAACCTTCATACAGTACTTCAGGTGCGTATGATAATAGTCAGGTAATAAATTTTAATGGAGATGTTACTAATAGTAATGGTTCAGGTACTCGTAGAATACATAGTTTGGCTTTGATGGCTTCAAAAGAAGGATATTCTAAAGTAGGTAATTTTACTATAAGTGGTAGTGGAACATTTAATGTTGATTGTGGTATTTCTTCTACTAAAAATATTTTTATAATGATGCAAAGAATAAAAGGTTATCCAAGTGGAACTGCTGATGGTTATTGGCAAATGTTAGCTACTGACTTTGGTAATTATAGAATTAGGTGGAATGATCTTGATAATAGTCAAACATATGGAAGAGAATCTATAACAGGTTTTTCAAGAACAAGTAATGGTTTTTCACTCGTACAAAATTCAAGTTTTACTACAGGTTATTATATTTTTTGGGCAATTGCATACTAGGAGTTTAAGATGTATTACAACGAAAAAACAAAAAAGATAGAGTCTATATATGATATTATAAATAACAACCCTAATACAAGTTTTCCTATGCCACCTTCAGATCTTACTATGTCTGGACTAGGTTGGTATCCTGTTCAATCAGTTGGTGTAGGATCAAATTCATCTGATACAAAGGTCTGGAAACAAGATGGTGTAGAAGAATTTACAAAAGATGGGGTAAAAGGTTATAAACAAAAATGGATAGAGGTTGATAGATTTTCTGATATTAAAGATAGTGATGGTAAAGTTACTAAAAGTAAAGCAGATCAAGATGCAGACTTTGCAAAAGAATTAGAAACATCAAATGCTATTAACCAAAGAAGAGTGAGAAACGGTTTATTAGAAGAAACTGATCACTATGGATTATCTGATGTAACAATGTCAAATAGTATGAAAACCTATAGACAAGCTTTACGTGATTTACCTACCCATAAAAACTGGCCTAATTTGTCAGATAGTGATTGGCCTACTAAACCATAATGTTTGATCCTATTACTATTGGTGCTTGCCTGACCACAGCAAGTACGGCATTTGCAGGTCTAAAGAAAGCATTTCAAGCAGGTCGTGATATAGAATCTATGACAGGAGATTTATCAAGATGGATGAGTGCTGTGTCAGATATAGAACAAAAAGAAAAAGCTGCAAAGAACCCACCTATCTTTCGTAAAGTATTTGGGTCAGTAGAACAAGAAGCATTAGAAGCATTTGCAGCTAAGAA